GAAGGAGAGTCTCTTCAGTCTCCTTTAGGGTTTGACATCACAATCTTCTCAGGATAAGGCGATTTATCCGTAACCCTTAAGTAAGCATCAATCGATTTCTTTTTGGTTGCTTTACCTAAGTGTGTGTTGTAGTACTTTTTGTAATACTCATACATAGCTTCAGGGTCACGACCATCCGGAAGCGCTTCTCTTACGCGCAAGTAATGAATCCTGCATATAGCTGTTGCGTAGTCTAAGTCAGTAATTAACCGCTCAGCCGCAGGCACGCCATTCACATTGAACTTCATTGAAAGCATAGATACATACCGCGAGTGATGGACAATGTAATTCCTCCAAATATCAGTATGAGTGGCTGGCTCGCATTGATAAATACCTAAGGCTGGTCCTTGAATTTGATGAATATACTCGCCGCCATTTGACTCCGTAGCGCACGTAAAAACAAGAAGCTCTTCAGCCGCCTTAGAATATGAGTTAAGCTTGGATAAAGCTGGGGTAATAACATAATCTCTTAACTGTTGAGTATTTATCATAAGTGGACGTTTTCCTTTAAGTTTGTTATATAATGATAGCAAAGGGGAGTATGTACTATGCAGGTTAATTCTACACAATTATATAAGGCGCAAAAAGCTGGCGGCGACGATTACAACGAAGCCAAGCATTGCAAGATGATTATTGATTGCATGAACACCTCAGGCACCATGAGCGCGTTTTGTGTAGCGGCAGGCATTGGAGATGGAAAATTCTACCGATGGATGCATGCCCACGACACCTTTATGGATTGCTACAGAATTGGCTGCATGATAGCTAGAGAGAACTGGGAGCGCGAAGGCGAGGCCGGTAAAGGCGACGAGTCTTTTGATTTAGAGTTATGGAAAACACAGGGCGCCGCACGATACGGTGTAGGGAAGACAAACCGCGTGCGCGTCCACATTGATGCTGACTCCACCCCTTACTCGCAGTACAAGCAGTTAATGATGCAGGCAAGCATGGGTGATTTTACAGCCTCAGAACTCAAGCAGCTCATGGAATCCATTAACATTGGAATTAGAGCGTATGAATCATTCGAGCTACAGCGAGAAGTTGATACTATGCGAGATGACTTAACTAAGATGAATAGCGAAAATGGCAACAATATCGTCGCAATTAAGAAAACTTAGGAAAAGCATTAATGTACCGTGGCGCATGAAGATGGTAGACCGCGTCGTTGACCCTCAAGAGTTTGAGGAAAAAATCATTTATGTCCACATATGGATAAAGGAATCATCATGAGTGAATTTTCAGAGCAGTTTAAAAACTTTCACCCTCTAAAGGACGCAGAGCGGGGAATCAGTAAAGCCATTCCGCACGCGCATTCTGCTGACAAAAGAGCGGCAATGTACGCTTCACGAGAGCAAATGCAGTTTTACCAACAGCAAAAAGAAAACCTCACCAAGCAGGCAGGCGAATTAAGTGAGCAACGCGCCACTGAGCAAAAGAAAGTTCACCAATCCCAAATCCGTTCTTTAAGAAATAACTACAGAAAACGCAGCGGCTTAATGGGCTCTACTGAAACTGCTGGCGATAAACTGGGGTAATCATGCTTACACGTAACGAATTAGAGATTTTCAGTAAACGCCAAGCACGCGCTACAAGCGATGCTTTGTTGTGGGCAGGACTTCACGAGGCTTGCTACTTCTACGCTATCCCTAACCGTAATAAGTTTTGGCAAAGCAAAGAAAACCAAGGTACGCAACGAGGCGCACGCGTCTACGATACAACTGCTATTGAAGCCACTAAAACGTTCGTGTCTAAACTACATACCGCCATGACACCCCCACAGACCCAATGGGGATACATGCAGGTGGATAGAGTGTGGGCAGCAAACAACCCGGAATCTTTAAATGAAGCTCAGACCGTTCTTGACGACTACATGCGGAATCTATTTGATTTTATTCACGAGTCTAATTTCGATGTTGTCATTAATGAGTGTTATTTTGATTCAGCAGTTGGTACAGCATGTTTAGTTGTGAATTCCTTTACAACTGACCAGCCATTACTATTTACCTCTATCCCAATGGATAAACTTGCTATTGAAGAAGCTATGACAGGGCGTATTGAGTCTTGGTATCGGGACTGGGAGGCAGTCAAGATTAACGAGATTAAAGTTCGATGGCCCAAAGCTACTCTCCCGGCTTATTTAATTCAGAATGAGAAAGATGACTCTTCAGCCGTAGTAGCTAAGATTCACGAAGGCGTAATGTACATGCCTGGGAATAAAGATAAGCCGTACATGTATGTAGTAATGGCAAACAATGACGAGCTTTACAGTGAGGCCTTTAAGGTTAACCCTGGTATTGTTTGGCGCTTTCAAAAAACCAACAGTGATATTTTCGGACGCGGCCCAATTATGGACGCTTTACCTTCGATTATCTCGCTGAATGAGTTGGCTAGAATTGAGCTTGCGTCAGCCAACTTAAACACCTTTAAACCTTACATGGCGTTTAGTGATGCGGTATTCAACCCTCACACGTTTGTTATGCAGCCGATGTCTATTATTCCTATCGCGCCGCTTAGTCATCAAGGGCAGCCACCTTTAATTCCATTGCCAGACTCTTCCGCGCCTCAGTTTGCCCAATTAACCATGGGTGATTTAAGAATGCAGGTTAAGGAATTGCTGTTTGCTCAGTCCCCATTACAGAGTGACTCCAAGCAACCTATGTCCGCGACCGAATCAATGATTGCTGATAAAGAGTTGGCTAATAAAATTGGTCCGTTGTTCTCAAGGCTTCAGCAAGAATTTTTATACCCTCTTCTTGAGCGCTGCGCTTACATCCTAGATACCATGGGAATACTGCCTAAGCCTAAGATTAAAGGTGCCAAGTTAAGCTTTAAATACAAATCCCCGTTGGCCTTGGCTAAAAACCAAGAGCAAATTGGGCGCATAACGCAGTTTGTTCAAATCATCCAGGGCACAATGGGCGCAGAAGAAGCTAAGCTTTATATCAACGCAAGCAAATACCCATGGATGTTAGCAAACTTAATGCAGCTAGACCCTGACTTCTTGAATTCGCCGGAAGATGTGGCGCGAGTAGCACAGCAAATGCAACAGCAAGCTGAAGAGCAGCAACAGCAACAACAAGAGCAGGGACAACAACCAGGGGGTTAAATTGGATAAGGTTTTAGGGCAAGAAGATTATTTTAAAGGGTATCAAGAAAGTATTGATGAGCTGAAAAAAGAAACCCCAGCAGTGGAGCTGGATAAGATATGCTTTAATGCTTTCGACAATGAGGCTGGAAAAGTATTATTAAAGTATTTATCTGAAAGTATAGTTATGGCTGCCGTCCCTCATGAGATGGGGCCGGGCTATAAAGATGCTTGCATATACTACGAAGGCTATCGGGAAGGTTACCGCCAATTAATTCACGCAGTTAAAAGCTATCCATTGCGACGTGAAGCTGAAGAAAAGGCTAAATTACGGGGTGATAAATGAGTTTAATTTCTAATGAAGCGCCAGTTGAAGAGGTTATTGATGATAATCCAGAGCAACAATCAGCTTCAGAGCCGTCTTGGTGGTGGGATAAAGCAACCCCAGGAACCGGCGACCGCCCAGATTGGCTCCCTGAGAAATATAAAAGCGCTGAGGACACAGCTAAAGCATTCAAAGAGCTTGAGAAGCGCCTCGGTAGTGCCCCAGACAAGTACGACTGGAGTAAAGGTAAAGGTTGGGTAGATGAAGAGTACGAGCCCTTCCAGAAAATGGCTGAGTTTGCAAAATCAAATCACGTACCTCAATCAGTTATGGATAACATGCTTGAGTCAGTGGGCACTTATTTAGATGAGTTCAACACAGACTACGCTGCTGAAAAAACCGCACTGGGTGATGACGCAGAATCCAGACTTAACACTGTTGAAAATTGGGCAAAGGCTAATTTTAGTGAGGATACGTACACATCACTAATCGCCAACCTAAGAACCGCCGGTGATGTTAAAGCAATTGAAGAGATGAGGTCTAAAATGGTTGAAGGCATGACAACAATACCTACGGGTAATGAAGTTTCTGAAGCTCGCATGACAGTCAAAGAAATTCAAAATGAAATGAAGCAAAACTATGACCGCTATAAAACAGATGAAAATTACCGCGCGGAAATTAAAGATAAGATATCTAAAGCAGTAGAGAGTTGACATAACCAGCGGTCTAGTGAACAATTAGGTATGAGTTCTATCAATCTCAAAGAAGATTGACTAAAAGGACACCTTATTTTGCTAGACCCCTGACGGGATACTCTAGGCCAATAAGCCCTGTTAGAGAATACGGTTTCAATACGTAACTAACAGGGGTATACCATGTCTCAATCATTGAGCAACGTCGAACAAATTGACTTTGACAGTCTTGTTAAAGTTGAGTACCAAGCAAACGGTCATTTATTCCGTGACACCATCCGTACCAAGCACGATATTGTTGGCGCAACCGTTGAATTCCGTAAAGTTGACCAAGTTATTGCGGTTCCAACTGCTTACCTTGCGGCTGTTACGATTCAAGACCCTGGTTACAGCAAAGTATCTGCTACCATGCAGAAATACACAGCCCCTACCGCAGTGGATGAAGTTCAAGAAATTACAGTAAACTTTGACACCAAAATGGAAAATGCAATGGTAGTTGCTAAAGCCTTAGGCCGACGCTCTGACCAAATTTGTATTGACGCATTGGCTGCTGACCCAGGCGAAACAATCGTAAATGGCGGAACTAACTTCAACTACGCTAAATTTACTCAGATTCTTGAGTTCTTTGATGATAACGCCGTACCGCTTGAAGAAAGATATGTTGCTATGTCTGGTTCTAATTTCCGTAGCTTGATGAATGACGATCAATTCATCTCTTCTCGTTACACAACAAACTTTGCAGTTCAAAAAGGTGAAGCATCTGACTTCTTGAACTTCAATATTGTACGTGTACCAACGATGACTGAAGGCGGATTACCGGTAGATGGCGATATCAACACAGTACTTGCTTGGCATAAAATGTCTACAGGTATGGGTATTGGTAAAAACTTTAGAACTGAAATCAATTATATTGCTCAAAACACTTCATGGTTAATTAACGGTATCTTTAGTGCAGGCGCTACCGTAATTGATAATAAAGGTGTAATGGCTATTGATTGCGATACTTCAGCATAATCCATACCTACATACAGGAGAATTAACATGGCTTTTAATATCGACAGACTTTCCCGTACCACGCTTGCGTTTAACGCTGGCGCTTTAACCTTAAGTGATGATTCAGTCACTAACGGTCCAGCTCAGTTTACTTATGCTTCAGCAGACGATGCAGTTGCAGCAGTAGCAGGCGCTAACTACTTTAACCCAGAGTCAGTTATTTATGACCTGAAAGTAGATGACATTATTATGTGTGTATGTAGTGATGCTAACCGGGTTTTAAGAGTGGCAGCTATAAGCACCACAGCAAACCCTAAAACCATTTCTACAGCAACGTTCTAAGTTACAAGCTAAGCTTAAATGTTTGCGCCTTTCGGGGCGCTTACTTAATCATTGGTTAAATTACAAATACCCTATACACTACTCCTAAGGGGGTATTACGATGAGCCTTACAAAAGTCCAAATTATTTCTCAAGCGCTAATGCAGTTAGGCCATAAGCCAATCAGCTCTTTATCTGGTGGTGACGCTTTAGTTGTAGCAGCCGACCAAATATACGATATGAAAATTACGTCGTGCTTGAGTAGGTCGAATTGGCGATTTGCAACACAAATTCAACAGCTATCGCAGCTTGCTGAAACTCCACCGCCCCAATGGAAAACCGCTTATGCACTTCCTGCTGGGTATCTAAAAACCATTCGGGTTATGCCTAATATTTACGTATGGGATATATACGCAGATTTAAAACTCTACACGCAATTTGAAGGCGCGTTATATATGGAGTATATCTTTCTCCCTGACGTTTCTTTATTCCCATCTTATTTTGCTGATTACTTTACGTATGAGATATCAACAGCTTTAGCGCTATCAAATGCTCAAAAAGCTGAATACTATCCATTGCTAAATACGCAAAGAGTTCAGATGCAAGGCCTAGCTATGGCAATTGACTCTCAAAATCGACCCAACTTTCACCAGGTTGATATACCTGTGCTTAACCAAAGAAACCTTAGTGACTACCAAGGTTATGGGTTTACTGTTTAAGGAATTTTAATGGCTGAGGTTATTTGGTCGCAAGATATTTTCTCCAAGGGCGAGTTATCACCTTTGATGTACAGCCGAATTACGGTTGATGCGTATTATAACGGCTTAAAAACGGCTAGGAACTGCATCACTTATCCGCAGGGTGGGATTGGTAAGCGGTTTGGCACGCTCTTTGACGCAGAAATATCTGGCATCACAAGCTATAAAGACGCCATGTTTGAGGCTTTCACTTATAACGCTGAATGCGTTTACATAATTATTGTTATACCTGAAAGTATCTTGATATACCTGGAAGGCATTTTAATTCACACAGAGACGAGCACTGGCATTACCGCGCCTATGATTCCATTGATTGACAGCACCATTATTGAGTCAAACTTTAGAATGGCTTCAGGTGCTTTTGCTTTGCCTGACGCAGGCCCTAAAGATTTATCAAGAGACGCAAACGACCCTAATGTTATTGCCAGTGTTGCTTCAAACGAGATAGTCCTAACGGACGCAGTAGTGGATGGGTTGGTTCTTCCAGGACAATTCACTACTAACGATATACTGCCAGCCACCACACCTCAGATATTAGTAAACCAAAACTATTTTGTACGAACTACATCAACAAGTACCGCTCAGATATACGCAACGTCGGCAGACGCTAAGGCGCAAGTAAATGCCTTTACTATTACTGACGCAGGCACGGGCACGAATAACTTAATAACTCAAAATAACTGGACTTTAGCTTCAGTAGAATTTTCTAAATTCCCAGTATTTGATTTTGATGATAGAGAAATTTCAAACTCCCCAGTTAGCTATGACACCGCTGCTTTTACTCCGACCGCTAAAGCAGGCTTTAATAAAACAATTAATTCAGATATTGATATATTTTTAGAGAGTGACGTGGGCGGTGAGTTTTCAGGAAATGGTGGAATATGCCGAATTAAGTCCCGCACAAGCGCGCAAGCTATTGTTGTTGATATTGTATCTGACTTTAGCAGTTTAGACGCAATACCTGGGGTTCAAGCATATCTTGGTGAGCCCGCATGGAGTGATGAGCGTGGCTGGCCTTCAAAGTGTTCATCCTTTCAAAACAGGGCTATCTTTGCTAATACAAGAAAGCTTCCAAACGGTTTGTTTTTGTCGGTGACTAATGATTACAACAGTTTTGATGGCCTTGAGCCCTTTGTCGATGACAGTGCTATATTCTGGTACCCATCTTCAGATAACGTTAACGTTATTAGATTTATCGTTCCCTATCGTAGCCTAACAATTCATACAAACACGGGGATTTACTCAACGCCCTTAACGTTTGAGCAGGCCGTTACGCCAAACACTTTCTCCATGACTCTCCAGGACTCAACTGCTGCAACCGTCGTTCAGCCGCGAGCGCTTGATAACCAAATTATAGTCATTGCAGGTAATGATGTTCATGCCATGGTTTGGGATGGATTTAACAACGCTTACACATCTAATATTGCTTCAGTGGCTAATGAGCACTTGATTCGAGACCCGCACGATGAGGCGGCTTACGTGGATGTTAACCGCGCTGGCTCGCGCTACATGTTTATTATTAACGACGATGGCGAAATGGTTATTTACCAAACGCTTATTTCGGAAAATGTATCTGGGTTCACACCAACCGATTTAACGCAAACGTACGGAAATGCGTACTTCAGGTGGGCGGCAGAATCATTTGGTGGGCGTTGCTGGTTCATGACAGAGCGTGAGATTGCTGAAGCTGTTACAGGTGATTTGGTTGATGGCTTTACAACCGACTCTTTAACACTTACAACCGCATCTACATTTGAATTGAGTGTTATTACAGCCTTTAAAATAACGACAACAACTTCTTTGCCAACCTCAGTGCCTCAGATGGTAGTGGGCTCGTATTATTGGGGTGTAGCAACTGACACTTTAAATATTACAGTCTACACTGAGTATGCCGACGCCGTTGCAGAGGACGGTGCTTTAACTTTTTCTGACGCTGGGGTAGGTTGCACAGTAACTCCTTGGCCTTTAGCCACTAAGTTCTACCTTGAGGAGTTAAGTTTCGATGTATTTACCGACTGCACTTACACCTATTCTGGAGCGGATGAAAGCACGTTTACGGGCTTATCGCGATTTAATGCGCAAATGGTTAAAGCGGTTGGCAATGGCTTTGGCTTCGATGAAGAGGGAAATGACGGTGAAGTCGTATTGTCGGAGCATGGGCAAGCGGTTGATGCCTCTGAAGTCACGATTGGGTTCCCGATTACAACGCATATTGAGACGCTAAGCATATCTGTACCAGGAGCTTTGCAATATAAGGGCTCGTCATTAACATTCCCAAGTCATATACGCGCAGTAAATGCGATGTTCAATGAAACGATTGGAGGGTTTATAAATGATACGCCGATTCAAATTGACACGCTTGAAGAAACGGTTCCAGGGGTTCCGCCCGCTCCCATGTCAGGGGTAATGGAAATAACACCTATGTTAGGATGGAATAACGATTCCGGTTCAATCTCGATTACGCATGATGAGCCTTTTGATATTAAACTAATCGGTATCTTTTACCGTATCGAGACTTAATTATGGACCCCTACACAATGTTCCTTCTTAGTATGCAAGCTGCCGGTGTGGTAGTTAGCATCTATGACAAGCAAAGCAAAGAGAAGTTAATCCAGCAAGGTCGATCAATGGAAAAGACTGGCATTGAAATGAATATGGCCGCTAACAACTATGAGTTTCAAGAATCTTCTTTGGCCTCTATGCGCGCTCTTCGCCAAAACCTCGGTACACAAGCAGTTATGAATGCTGCCCGTGGTAACGCTTCAGGCACAGAATCAGCAGTTGGTAATGTTGAAAAGTCCGTAGCCACACAAGGAGCTGACCAAGAAGCTCGACGAATGAAGATGCTAGCACATGACGCTGAGTTAAGAGCTCAGGATATTACTTCTGGCTTGTCTGTTCTTAAGTCTGAAACAGAGCTTGGCCGGGCTTTAGGTAAGGATATGATAGAGGCAGCATCTACAGGCGTACGGCAATTTGAAAAACATGCAGCTTTGGCATCTAAATTCGGCTATGGCAATAAGGGCGCAAATGTAGGGGCGACTAAATAATGGCTGACTCAGTAGGCAAAAACCCAACATCACAAGGCACGCTGCCCGCAGCTCACCAGGCTATACCGACGCTTGATAAGAGCACGGCAACACAAGCTGAATCGCAAGTGCCTGGCTTTACTAAAGAGTTTGCTTCTTTGGCTTTAACTCCCTCTGCAATAGGCGAGGCGGCTTCATCGGTTATAACCCAAACCGGCGTGTCGATGGCTGAAAAAAATGGTGCTTACGCTGCACAAAATAACCCAAACATGCAGTTACTCCCGTCCTTCAGTGAGTCTGGAAAAGCCTTTGACGCTGCTTATAAAAATGAATCCTCGTCAATTTTAGGGTTGCAGTCTCAAAAGTTAATCGACAACAATTTAGAGCAACTATCTGAGGCAGGCACATTAACCCCTGGATTAATTAATTCTTTTAATCAATCTTCAGCGCAGGGCGTAGAAGGCGTTTTAAAAAATGCGCCGGAAAGTGTGCGGGCATCATTAACAAATCAATACGCACAACAACTACAATCTCAAACACATAAACTAAACACCCAAATGATTGAAAGTCAAAAAAAAGTATCGGCAGGCAAAAACGCTGCATACTTAGTTGAGCAATCAAATCAAATGCAAGATGCAATTCGCGAACAAACTCCTATAAGCATGGAGACAGCAGCTATTGCAAAAAGGAACATAGACGACAGTATTGATAATTCACTAGAGTCTAATCAAATAACAGCGACCCAGGCTCAATCTGCAAAAATCGCAAATACGCTGAATTACGAAAGTGGCTTAAAAATTAACGAAGCTTTGTCAGCCAAGGCTAACGGCACCCTTGAAAAATTCCTATCGGAAATGCCTGATAAAAAAATACCAGGGCTTACATGGACGCAGTCTGAGGCCGTTCAAGATAATGTAATGAAAGCGGTTACGCATATTGAGACAGCCACAAAAAGAAATGAGCAACTTGTTATATCTAGCGGACAAAGCATGGTACGCGAAGGGACTATGACTCCTGAAAAGTTAGAGTCAATGCGCCCTGAATTAACCGAGACTCAATTTAATAATTTATCTAGCTATTATTCCATACATGGCCACAAGCAAAGCGCTGCCAGTCAAAAGATTGGTGCGCTAGTGTCTAACTCTGGAAATGCTCGCGCTTATGATGGTGCCACTACCGAGCAAATAAACTCCGCTTACGATTCAATTGTAGCCGGCAAGCAAGCTAATAACCCTGATTTAAGCACTAATGAAGCTGAGTTTGAAACCGCTGCCTTTATGGCGCACCCCGTACCTAAATATATTGACGGAATTAATAACGGGATTTTAGGTGGAGACTTAGGGCAGGCATCTAACGCAATGGAGCAATACAATCGACTGCGAGCAGAAACGGGGTTTAAAACAACCGGAGTAACCGATACTGCAATTGCAACCGCACAAACATTTTTAGCCATGCAAGGTCAGTACCCTGGAGACCCACAAGAAGCGCTGGCAAAAGCGCGTGACCTTGTAAGTAATAAAGACGAAGAAACCATCAAGATGAATAAGGCGAAAATAAACCAGTATAATAATAAGCACAACTCTACAGCGCAAGCCAGGCAATCTACCATGATAAAAAAAGGTGGGTTAGGGGGTGGAAATTACCAAGATTTAACGGCGTTTACTAATGATATGAGCCAGCATTTTGATGCTTATATGCAGTTAACAAATGGCAATGAAGACACCAGTGATAAAATGACACGCGATTACGCCACTAAAGCTTACGCTGAAACACATATTAATGGCGTAGCAGAGATTGGTTATTTGCCGGTAGATACCGCAGTTGGAGTGCCTCAAAATGGAACGCCATTAATTCAGAGTGATATCCATAGTAAACTTGACGAACAATTTGAGGTAGGCAAGCAAGCTTATGATAACGGTACGTTAGATTCGTATTGGCAGACAAAACCTAGGGTCAGTCTAAATGATTACAAAGAAGCTAAGTCAATCATAAACCAAGAGATGAGTTTTAAGGGTGTTAAGACTGCCTTTAAAGAGGCTCAAGGGACTAAGTTAGCACCCAATCAAATTATGATTAATAAGCTACAGCCTTACCGAGATATCGTAAATGAATATGAAGCAGGCAAGCCAATTCAAGTTGAGCAGGTAATGCGTAATGGCACAGTTAACCCATACACCATACAAACCCGTTCCAGCCCCTACACAACTGTTTCTGCCACTAGTGGCGAGGTTATTGGGCCTTACCTTATTCAGGTAAAAGATGACGTAACCGGCATCCCCAGTAATATACACAGTTATTTTGGCTCGACACGTACCATGCCAGAATATCGGCCGGACGCAGCGTGGATTAGAGGTAATTTCCTTTCTGTTAATGGCTTAACTCAAACATGGGCTCAATACAAATCCTTAGTAAACAAACATGATGAAGCTATGGATATGCTTAGAGCTCCACATATGAGAAGTCCAATGCGCGCACGTCCTGGGGGTGGGTAATGGTTAGGAGTGTAACTCAAACATCTCAGGGTGTTAAAAGAAAAGAGGCCGAGGTTCGGGCTAACCGCATTTACAACAGACTCATTGACGGCGGCCTTACGCGCATTGCTGCAACCGGTATCATGGGTAATATCAGTAAAGAAACTGGCGGCTCATTTGACCCCAGCAAGCGGCAAGATTCAAAAAAAATTGGAGATGGATTAGGGCCTGGTAGGGGGCTTGTTCAGTATGGCGGTAATCCAGCTACAAAAGGAAAGGTTGGCGGCCGTTTTGACGAAGATAAAGAAAACCTTATTAAATTTTCCAAAGGTACTGGAAAAGACTGGGATGACCTCGACAACCAAGTGGATTTTATTCTTCACGAATTAAACACCGTTCCTGAATTTAAAAAAGTTAAAGCTAGTTTACAAAAAGCTAATTCTATTGCAGAAGCTACCCAAATATTTCAATACAAATTTGAAAAAGACTTGTCTTCAGCGAATGCCACAAAGTCTGGCGAAACCAATAAAAACCTTGAGGACCGTGTTAGGCGGTCTGAGTCCTGGGGTAAAAAACTGCCAGAAGATACACGCACAGCTACACCCGCAGAAGATGAAAAAAGAACAGCGACCCCAAGTGCTGACGCCAATTCAGCGCAAGAAGATGATGACGTTTTTGCCCCATCTGCTACACCTAGTGCCGACCAAAATATAAGCGAAACTAACGTACTGCCCGATGATAACAACAGTGGTGAAGTAGTTGTTCCCAGTGAGAATCTTCCAGAAGAAGACCCTGTACCTCCATTAGATTTTGCAAATAAAGATGAGCAGCTTGAAGTGCGACAGCCTGAGGCACAAGAGCCTGAAGCGCCACAAGAAAACGCGCTAACGGAAGATGCAAACGAAGGGAGCCAGGAGCCTACAACAATACCTAGTATTGATATGAACCAAGCGACACCAGTTGATAAAGCAGTTGACTCCGCTCAAGAGGCCTCTCAAGACTTGATGGATGATGTAATTACAAGCCAACCTACACTGCCAAACTTACCAATATCAATGCCTGAGACTGGAAGTGACGCTCAGTACACGACCCCAAGTAACCCGCAATCGCCTTTGAAAAAAGACAATATCCCAAATGAGGCTTTTGATAGGGATGTTCTTGGTGATTTACTTGTGTCGGATAAGGGCACGCCACAAATATCCACCTTGCGACCGTACCAAGAGAAACCAGGGTTTGTTGAAACAATAGGTCATAATCTAAATGAAATGAATATTGGCTTAATGGCGGGGCAGTATGCGTACAACGAGTTTATGAAAAAAAACCCTACGCATGACCCAGTCCCAGAAGGTTTTACAGCCATGAGCCCTGAAGTGGTAGAGGGCTTTGACAGCAAGTACTGGCCCTTTCTTACGAGCGCAGTATCTCCAAACGATGTAACAGCACGCCAACAACGCGTACGTGAACAAATGGCTGAAGATGTTAAATTTTCTAACGGTTCCCTTTTTACAACTTTGTTAGGTGGGGGCTTGGGAATTCTGACTGACCCATTAACGTACGTAATACCTATGGCCGCTGGAGCAAAGTACGCAAAGCTCAGCCAAAATGTACTTATGAATATGGCTAAAATCTCCCCTGGTATGGCCATGGATTCCGTCGCTAGGAACACAATGCTTCAGGCAAGAAAAGCCGGAGGCAATGTTCAGGACGCAGCAACAGACTCGCTTAGGGATTTTGTTTTTGGCACAGCTTTGATTGGTGCGGGGAGCGCTCTTGGTCACGCCAAAAGAGCAGGGACATTGTGGAAAACTCGTCGAGCGTTTAACTTTGCAGCGGATGGCGTTGTTATTAATCCAGTGGTAAAAGATGGCGTTATTGTTAAGGATATGGAGGCCTCGATACCTGAAGGGCTTACAGCCTCCATGGAAAGTTTAACGATGACTGAAGGCGAGAGAATGGATGTATCTCTTAGTCAGGGGAAGAACGCCATGTATATTGGCGCTGCAAATGGCTACATTGAGGAATTGTCAGCTAACTCAGGCGCATTTGGTAAAAAGTTTTTAGGCGCAGCGCTTACGCGAGTGCTGGGTAATGATTACCTTGGGACTCCAGTAATGCAAGCTGCCCGCTCTCCCTATAAAGCTGTTCAATCATTTTTTAATAGAACTGCATTTACCGGGAGCATTACTCAAAGAACAATCGACGGTGAAGCTAGAAACTTTACCGCGCATGAATACGCTACCTATTACAGGGATTACGCGCGCGACGTTGCTGGAGAAGTTCGTGGTTTATTTTACAAAGCCAATGGAATTGCTGGCTCTACTGAGACTGGAAAAGCATTTAAAAACTTTCAGCAAGCAGTTACAGAAAACCGAACAATAAGTGAAGAAGGGTTTGGTCAGGAAATAAGAAGTATATTAAATACCAAGGGCTACGAATCAAAACATCCTGAAGCGCACGAAGCGGCGGAAACTATCCATAAATTCTTTAAAGGCATGGGTGAGGATGTGTTTACCGCCATGGGCAAAGAGGGCACGTTCCTTGACCCATTAACCGCTTGGAAGTATTTGCCACAAAATTATAATATTCCAGAGATGGTTAACAATCCTCAGAAGTGGATGGATATAACGGTTGGCGAATACAAAAAGCAAGATGAAACGATGCGTGCACTTACTCAGCCCGTAACAGACACAGACGCCAGAATTAAAACCCTTCAAGACCGGCTTGCCGCAGCAGGGGCAATTGATAAAAAATCAAGCCTGTATAAAGTCACGGGCAACCAACTAAAAGAAGCTAGACAACTGTTAAAAAGACAACTTGATGACCAGGTAAAAGAGCTTAGAAATAATAGCGACCATCATATTCTTTTGGAAAGTAGGGTGATGTTTGATTCTGCTGAAGCTGCGCAGCTTGAAACTATACTTAAACCCGTCACTTCTGCTGAAGCTAAAATTAGCAAAGAAAAAACTAAGGTTAAAAAACTTACGCCTAAAAGTGAGTCTTCAGTTGGTGCGCTTAACAAGGCAAATAAAGAGCTATTAAAAACTAAAAAGGCTTCATCTAAGTCAAAAGACAAAACAAGCGAAGTTTTTTATGAAGCTAAAGTCTCCAAGCAAGAAGCTGAAGTTGAGTTGTTAAAAACAAAAAGCAAAGCAGATTCTATGGCTTTAAAGAAGTCTGAATCAGCGCTTTTGAACGCCGAAGATGAATTGCTCGACGCAAACAATGCCATAAAAGATGGCTTTTATGAAGGGCGAATTGATAAAAAGTTTGTTAAGAACGAAGGGTTTGAAGACTTTGCGCTACACGACCCTAAGGTTAGACCTAAGCTGCGTGCGCCGTTTTCCAGTTTGGAACATATGTCAGAAACGGCAGGCCAGGTGTTTAATTCAATAACCAATAACACGCCAGAAGATTTAATTATGGGAGTGTTTGGCCATATTGACGCCTCAATGAACGCCAGTCCGAGCCACCTTAAAAGCCGCTCTCACTTAGTGAGTTCCGAGGCATACAACAAAACAAACTTTTTAGACCCTGATGTAACGAAGTCTGTATCAGCTTACGCCGCATCTATGGGCAGGATTATTGGGTTTAAACGTGCCTTCCCGGAATTTGCCAGCGGAATCGCACTTCCAGACAAGAGCGATATTGGCAAAACAGGAATTCTTGTTGAGCTCGAAAAGGAGCACAAGGAAAGGCTTCGCTCGTTCAAGTATGAAGAGGGTACTAAAGAGGGTAATAAAGAAAGAACCAGGGTTGCCAAAGAATTCCAAGACGCAAAAGATTTTATGAAAGACACGTACAATATTTACATGGGAACGTACGCCAAGCATAACCCCAAATGGCAAAAGAAAGTCCAGGCCATGAAGAATTTGGTTGCGTCTGCCAAGCTAGGCGCGGTTCCTGTGTACCAAATAGCGGAGCTTGGTTCAATTCTTATGAAGTCCAGTATTATGCCTTTTTTTTCGGACGGTCTAAAACCACTTATCAAAACCCTTGGTGGAAATACTGAAGGCCGAGAGAGTGAGGCTTTCTTAAATAACGCAGGAAACGCACATCTTGGAATTAATCACGTAAGAAATGGCTATGCTGCCAAGTTGGTAGATAGCGACACCACATCCTATGTTTCGGTTGGCGGGGCTACGGATAAAATGCAAGCACTTGCAGAGGGGGCGGCGCATCTTTCAGGAAACCTTTACGGAATAAACGCCATGGCCAACCTTAACGAGCGAGTAATGGCTTCAACTTATCAGTCAGAAGTTATGCAGGCCATGTTTGCACACCAAGAAGGCACTTTAACTAAAGAGCAAAATGGTAAAATGCTTCATTACGGTCTTGATGTGCGTAATGACTCAATGAGCTTTGTTAAAAACTTTGAGAGGTCCGAAGGCTGGAAGCAAGATAGAGGATATCAATCTGCTTACTGGGCATGGGAAGACGCTGGTGCATCAAATAAAATGGCTATGTCTATTCGTCGCGCCGTTCAAGATACGGTTGTAAACGGAAATATTTTTACCAGCCCATACTGGACAAATAACCCAATCCCCGGCATGGTATTTATGTTTCATGGCTGGGCGTACGGAGCCCTTAATCACTACACAATACCCATGATGCAGAGACCTACGGCAGAGATGATGTTAGGTTTAGTTTCAACGGTTGGACTTAGCATGATGGCTGACCCATTACTCAGGGTGGTGAATGGAAAAGAGCCTTACTCAGATGATGATTCGTGGTTTGATAGGGTTTACAAGGGCATGGATTATTCAGGAATAATGGGACCGTTTGCCAGTTACTTGCAAGATGTAAACACAACCACCGGTGGGGTTTTTGCCCCTGGTTTACAAACCGAAAGAACAAAGTATGTCAATCAATGGCCTGGGCCGATTGCGGGTTATTTTGGGGATGTTATCAAGTCAGGGCAACACATATACAAAGGCGACAGGACCCAAGGTGATGCAAGGCGTGAAGCTAGCTTAATACCTTTATCATCAAACCTAGCAATTAGGTATTTGTTAGGTAAGTATATAGGTAGTACCGACCTTCCTGAAAAGAGAGGTCAAGCAGAACCCTCCCCATGGTACACTGCTTTCTATGGCGATAAATAAGGACACAAACTATGTCAACCAATCAAGTAATAAATGATGTTGAGCCAAGAACTCAAATAGTCGCCACAAGCCTGCAAACTGTGTTTAATGCAGCGTGGACTGCCGATGTTGCAGCGAGTGTCCTTGTTTACGCGAGAGCTACCGGAGTAGACGCGGATGATGCTACTCAACTTATAGCGGACACAGAATATAGTGTGTCCTTTATCGGCTCTACCGAAACCGTGCGCGTTACGTTCTCTACAGGCCGAGTGCTAGATGATATTGTTACTTTAGTTCGTAGCACTGACTCCTCCCGGACCAACCTTTATACCAACACAAACTTCACGCCTTCAATGCTTAATCAAGATTTTGGCATTGAGACTTTGGTCCAACAGCAAAACCAAATGTATGCGCGTGACTTTGCGCCGCACTATAATTTCTCTGCTACATACACTAATGACTCAGACACAGATATTGATTTAGTTCTTCCTGTTCTTGGGGCCAATCAAGTCTGGGCTATGAATGCAGGCCAGACCAAAATAGTAGGCTACGACTTATCTGAAACTGGCGGGCTTGTTAACACAGTAGTTGGAACAGCTAATCAGATTGACGTGGATAGCACGGATGGTACGAACCCCGTCTTAAGCTTATCAAGCACGCTTATTGCTCCTGGAACCATCCAGTCTGGAAACATTAAAGTTAACGGCAACACAATCACAAGTGAAGACACTGATGGGGACATGAACCTAACGCCTAACGGCACGGGTGATTTAGTTCTAGACTCAGTTAATTGGCCTCAAGCTGATGGCACAACCGACCAGGTTTTATCTACGGATGGTTCTGGTCAAAGTGCTTGGGTAGACCAAACTGGTGGCAGTGTAGGTGGTGGTTTCCAGTCAATACAGACATTTACCTCCAGCGGCACGTGGACTAAGCCAGCAGGAATTACTCATGTTATTGTTGAAGTGGTTGGTGGTGGTGGTGCTGGTGGTGGCTCACTTGGTGGCGGGTCTGTAGCGTCAGCTGGGGGCGGTGGTGGTGGTGGTTACTCAACAAAATTTATTGATGTTAGTGCCATATCTTCGGAAACCGTAACCATTGGCGCAAGTGGAACTCTTGGCGCGGCTGGTAACAATCCTGGTGGAGACGGCGTAGATACCACTTTTGGCACTCACTGCACAGGCGGTGGTGGAGGTGGTGGTTTAGGCTCGGCAAGCTCGGCATATTCCGGTGGACGAGGTGGTGCAGGCGGGGCTGGCTCAAGCGGTACCGTTAATACAAATGGCGGCCCTGGGGGCAATGGAGCTACAAGGAACGGTAATGCAAACCCTGGGTTTGGTGGCAGCACGTATTTTGGTGGAGGAGCTCAGCCAATCCTTTCCGACGCAATAGGTAGTGATGCAGTAAGCTACGGAGGAGGCGGTGGAGGCTCAGTTTCTACATCTACTAGCAGGCAAGGTGGTGGCGGGTTTGCTGGTATCTGTGTCGTTTATGAATATACGATAGGCGCAGTAACGGATGCAGTAGCAGCAACGCAGGCAGGACAGGAGGCAGCGACAAGTGCAGATACCTTTGTGTCGCCGTCCGTTCAGCAATACCATCCCAGCGCAGCTAAGGCATGGGTTGTGTTTGATGGAACGGGAACAGTGGCAATTAGCGCATCGTATAACGTTGCAAGCATTACGGATAATGGCACGGGTGATTACACGGTTAACTTTACAAATGCATTTTCGAGTGCGAATTATTCTGCATGCGCTACTAATAAATGGGATGGGGGTGGCACAGCTTACAATATAGCCCAAGGAAATGTGGCAGCTACCGCGTCGGCATTTAATGTAAATACATTTACGGGCGCTGGCGCAGCTGGAGATTCATCAAGAGTGTCCGCATCATTTTTTGGAGAACAAGTATGATTAACCAACGAATAGCTTATAGAGATGGTGATGGGATTTCAATTGTATCACCAACACCTGAATTCTGTGCCAACCCTGCTAACACGATTGGAACGTTAATTAGAACGCTGCCACTTGGTGTTCATTTTGAAGTTCATTGCGTCGAGGACATACCAACCGACCGTTACTTCCGAAACGCATGGCGCTTGGATAAAGGTGTAAATATCGACGTGGAATGTGCCAAAAAAATCCACCTCGACTGCTTGCGTAAAGTACGAAACAAAAAGCTTACTGAGCTAGATGTTCCTTTCCAGCGCGCGCTAGAAGATAAAGATACGGTAATGCAAGATAACATCGCAGAGAAAAAGAACGCGCTAAGAGATATGCCTCAAAATGTTGATATGAGCTTGTTAGACTCACCTGGAAAAATTAAAGCATTCTTGCCGGATGTTCTGGCGTAGTTAACTTATGTATACTAATTTAAACGATATAAGGAATTATCATGACTTCAGCACTTAAGTTCGCCAAGGATGCCAAAGGAAGTGTTACGTTTGCCCCAGAGCCAACTGTAACAATGTACAAGGCTGAGTTAACCAACGGGAATGCGGATAGCATCACCTTAGCTACTGACGCAGATTTCTACACTGTATCTTTTGTATATCAACCAGGAACCACATGTTGGGTTGATGTGACGGGTGTTACCGCAGCCGGACCTGCCAGCGCAGCTTTTGTTTTAAGTACATCAAGAGCTAATCCAGCCTCTTATCTTTTGCCGGGTGGCGCAGAGGTTAGTGTTGTTACTGAAAGTGACACAGCCCAAGTAAGTATCGCAATCTGGCAGGGTGGAAATACATAATGCCTAGCCCAGAGCAGCCCTTCATGTTTGACGTTAATTATTCATTTGGTTTTGGTAGTGTATTTACTGAAATTAACAATGAAGAAGCTGGTGTCACTCCGCCTCCTGTATCTGGAACATTTACATTGCTAGACGGGGCATCCTTTTCGTTACTAAGTGGCGAAGACTTCGTTCTGTTATAAGGAAAAATAATGGCTTCAAATATTGACCAAATCTTTACCGCTAATCCAGCGGCCGCTATGGCTGCGACGGATTTATTATATTTGGGTCGCTCTCCTTATGGCGCACCGGATGACTTTGCTATTACATGGGCTAATTTACAAACCAGTATTACGGCACTAGGAGCGATTGCTGCTGACATCATCGTAAACGCCATACCCTTTGGTCGTGGCGCTGCAAATATATCTACAAATATTTTTGTAGGCTCTTCCGGTAATGGTGCGGCAACGGGAGGCTCGAACCTTTGCCTGGCTAGCTCAACTACTTTTCAAGATTTAACATCAGGAACGGGTAACGTCTCAATCGGCAATAACTCAATGAGCTCCTTAACATCCGGCGTAAACTCTGTTTGCGTAGGGGTTAATGCGGGTAGGTTAATTACAGACTCAAACGGACTCACTCTAATTGGAGGTAGTTCAGGCTCAAAAGCAACGGGGGCAAACAATACTCTTGTGGGAAATGGCTCAGGTATTGAGATGACGACTGGTTCAAACAATGCTGGTCTCGGTCACTCAGTCGGTAGAAGTGTAGCTCCTGGCGCCATTGATGTAACGACAGGCTCTAATAATTTGTGGCTTGGAATAAACGCGGGCTCGGATGCCGCTGGTGCAACAGGGACAATCTCTATTGGATTTAATTCCGTAGCAGAAACAGCAACAGGAACTACAAGCGGTGATTCTGGCCCTGGATTGGCCATTGGTAGCGCGTCAGACATGGTAGGATTCAGGGGTGATGACAGCATTTACCCTAGCGCTGGAACGTCTGCCGGTTACATGCGTGTCAAGATTAATGGCACAAACTACAAACTGTTACTTATGGCTGACGCTTAAGAGGAATAAATTATGGTTGATATAGTGTTTGATGGGTCGATAACCTTGTCTCAAACATCTGGTGTTATCGGAACAACGACTAACAACAATGCCGACGCTGGTAGTGTAGGTGAGTATATTGAGTCAACCGGGGCCTTGGCTGCAAACTCAAATGCAACGTCTAAAAATATTACGTCGGTAGAATGTACGGCTGGAGATTGGGAGTTGTACGGCACAGGGCATTTTAACAAGTCAGCCGGAACTGTTATGTCACAAACTATATTGTGGATTAGTGCTTTTTCAGCCACACTGCCAGGGGTTACATTGCGAGCTGAAAACAGGTATTCAAGCACAAATCCGGCGTCCGCGTCTAGCGCAAACATATCTTACACAGTCCCTACGGCACGGTTTTCCTTGTCTTCTACTACTACAATTTACTTAAGCTCTTACGCTGCATTTACCACTTCGACATTATCATCATCGGGTAAACTTTGCGCACGACGTGTTCGATAACTAGGAGAATATAATGATTACAGAAGAAAAATTACCGTTGCTAATTAAAAATGTTGATTGCGGCACGGGTTGTGTTGAAGCTATTTATCGCACAGTTCTCAAGCGCGACGGTGTAGTGATTCACACAATCAATGACCATCAGTATGTTAAGGTTGAGAACGCTGAAGCTGGTCTTGTTGAGATTGAAAAAGCTGTACTGTTGGCTATCGAAAAACGTGACGAGACAGAAACCAAGGGAGAAGATGATGTCATTTGAAAAAGTAGAATTACCTGCGATGATTACTAAGCTTTGCTGTGAATCTGGTAAAGTTACCGTGCGTTACAGCACTGAAGTTAAAGAAGATGGGGTGTCTATCCTGGTAAACTCTGAAGAAAAAGAGATGGTGTTGGAAGGTATGGATGATTGCTTGGCTAAGATTGCTGAGGCTATCGCTAAGGCTTAAATAAGGATTTACATGATTGATTTAAATGAACGTCGAGAAAAGTTTGTGGCAGAGCAGGAAAAGATTTCACTGCGTTATGATGAGCTAAAGATTGAGATGGAAAATTTAAAAGCTAACCATACTTTAATTACCGGTCATATTGGCGAACTTGATTTTCAACTTCAAGAACTTGGAGATAAAAATGATGAAGTGTAAAAACGGAATGAGTCCAAATAATTCAGGCAATGTTCCTGGGTTAGTTACAGGGGAAAAAGCTGAGAGCCGCTCTGGCTTCGCTCAAAATGTTCGCCGTGAAAAAGACCTTGGTAAATCTAATAAGCGTGCCGAAGGTGTTGCTTACGGTGAGTCGTACTTAGGTATTGATAAAATGGAACGTAAGTAATGCCATTAATCTCTGGCGCCAAAGCGAAGACCAAGAAAGGTTTTTCTGCTAACGTATCGGCTGAGATTAAGTCGGGCAAAAAAAAGGATACGGCTCTTGCCATCGCTTACTCCAAGGCTCGTGAAGCGAAAAGTAAAAAAAAGACGTAGCAGTCTGTTTCCCGAGAGCGCTGTTCAGCGTGACGTTCTCAAGTGGATGGGCTTACAGTACCCTGAGGCTCGCCGTGCGGTGGTTAGAATTGCCAATGAGGGCAAACGTACGGCTGCGGGGCATAGCCTTGCTACGGCTTTGGGAATGCATGTTGGAGCTAGTGATATTTTTCTTGCTTATCCCTCCCGTGGGTATCATGGGTTATGGTTAGAGGTAAAGCCACCTGGGTGGAAACCAACGCCAAGCAAGATGCCACACCATCAAAGGCAATTAGATTTTATTGAGCACATGAAAAGCCTGGGGTATGCTGGAGAAGTAGGTGTTGGGCTTGAAGGATGTGTTAAAATACTGAGTGATTATTTGAAGTAAAAAAGCGGGAGGGTATTCGGCCCTTAATCCCGCACTACTAACGGAGAAAGTGTATGTCAATAAAAGAGAAAGTTAAACCAATAAAAGAATTATTTGTCGGTATGAGGGTAGAGAAGTTAATTATCCTAGAGATTATTCCTGGCTCGTACCCAAAAGGTCAAAAGCACATTACCGGTGGTCATAAAAATAAAACTGTTAGGTGTCTTTGTGATTGTGGTATTGAGAGCATTAAGTATTACGACTCCATTCGGTGGCACAAAACAAAGTCGTGCGGCTGCCTTAGTAAGGTGATTGGCCAAACTCACGGCATGCATAAGTCTACTGAGTATGGGTCTTGGGACGGCATGAAACGTCGGTGCTATAATAAAAATACCACAGATTATATTCACTATGGCGCTCGTGGAATTACCATGTGTGAACGCTGGAAAAATAGCTTTGAAAGTTTTATAGAGGACGTAGGGCTAAAACCTACACCCAGCCATACCCTCGACAGGATAGATAATAACGGAGATTACACTCCCTCCAATACAAGATGGGCAACCCGTAAAGAGCAGGCTAATAACAGAAGAGGTTTCAGGATAACCAAGAAAGACGCTATAGAGATACGCAGGTTAAAAGCGGTAAAGACCCCCAAAGAGCTGGCTGAAATGTTTATCATTTCACGCAGTTCAATTTATGGAATTATCAATAACCACACCTGGATGGACGCTTAATGTTCATTTCCATACCTAGCATCAGGCCATACCCTCATCAGCATAGGATGTTCAAAGCCATTATGGATGGTAAGAATGTTGTTGCAATTGTGCACAGAAGGGCCGGAAAAGATGTATTTTGTATAGAGGCGTGGCTACTCCGCGCCCTACAAAGAGTTGGTACTCACGTTTATCTTCTCCCCCAGCAAAACCAAGCAAGGTCTGTGGTGTGGTCAGGAATGGATTATACCGGAAGACCTTTCATGTCGGCCATACCGGAGTGTTTAATAGAGTACAAAAATGAAGCAAGGATGGAGCTTAGGCTCATCAATGGGTCAAGACTTGTGCTAGGTGGTTCAAATAACTACGACTCTTTGATGGGCAGCAATCCGATTTCCATCATCTATTCTGAATTCGCCCTTCATCACCCCCTGGCGCGTCAATATTTAAATCCAATCCTTATTCAGAACGACGGCCTAGAAATTATTCAAAGTACGCCCCGGTCCCGTAATCATCTATACGACGTCTACGAAGCCGTTAAGGATAACCCGAAATACCACATCGAGCACCTAAACGTAGAGGAGACATTCAATCACGAAGGAAGGCGCATCATCACTGAAGAGCACATTGACGCCGCACGAAAGATGGGGATGTCAGAAGAGATGGTCCGTCAAGAGTGGTACGTCGACTTCGATGTGGGTAACGTGGGTAGTTATTTTACAAGAGAAATGTCCGATATGGATAAAGAGGGTCGAATACTTCCGGTTAAGCCAAATCGCAATCTTCCTGTACATACTGTATGGGATTTGGGCGGCACAGACGCCACGGCTGGTTGGTTATTCCAGGTAGATGGAGAATATATTAACCTCATAGCCCTGCTTCACGATACAGGTAAGGGCTTAAAGTTCTACTTAGAATGGGCTGAGCGACTTAGGCAGCAATGGGGGTGTCAATGGGGCACGCACTTCGGTCCATTTGATATCACGCAATCTCACCAGTCCTGGGAGCAGGCTGAGTCCAGGCTTATGCTGGCGAGAAAAGCAGGCTGGCACTTTCAAGTCACGCCCAAACTTAGCATTGAAGACGGCATAGAAGCAATGCGCTACATATTCCCAAAACTTAGGGTTAACTCAGATGATTGCACCCTAGGTGTCAGGGCTATGCGTGAGTATAGACGAGAGTACGATGATGTTAATGCGTGCTTCAAACCTAAGCCTCTGCATAACTGGTCGTCAAATATCATGGATGCTCTACGATACCTGGCTGTAAATTACCGCAGGCTTTATGACGTACCAAGCCCTGTTAGGACGTATGAGTATAAGGGGTAGTCGGGGCATGCTGGACTCGAACCAGCGACTTGACTATTCGGATGGCTGGCCATCCGCATCCGCCCCTCTAACCATCTGAGGTAATGCCCCACCCAACAATACCACATCCTCCGACACTGTTATATTTTAAAAGCCTCGCGGTATGTAAAA